TTGCGCGGGCCGTAGGGTGAACGAGCGTTGACCGTGTACGGTTCCGGCCACGGGTTAAACAGCCTCAACGATCTCTACCCAACTGGTCGAATCCTCATCCCAGGTATATTCTCCACCGTCCTCGGGATACGCCACCGGAGCCACCCAAAGACAAGTCGCCTCATCCAACACCCACGACTCGAAAGGCTTAGGCGGAATAAACGCATCGCGACCCTCGTCGTAAATGAACCCGATGCCCGCATAGTTGTAGCGGAGTGCTTTGGACTGGTCCTCGGAGGGTTCGCCGTCGGTGTAGTGGATACCGCCGCGCGTGTTATAGCTTGTGCGCTTGACCGTGTTTCCTGCTGGCGCGTAGTAGATTTCCCAATCGGTCACGCCGGGAGCTAGGTCGTCCTCATCACGGCCCACGAATACCTGCGTGACCGTGTTGTCAGAGTTCAGGACTGCGTAGTGTGCCATCGTGTTATCCAATCGTCACAGTGTCAGTCGGACCCGCAGCGGTCACCGTGTAAATAGTATTTACGCCCGAGGTGGCGGATGTCTGCGTGACCCCGCCGGAGAAAGTAACGGAGCGGATACTGTCAACCGAAAAGACAATAACACCGGAGCCACCGGCTCCACTGTCGCGTGGTCCGGCGGTGTCTCTGTTACCACCACCACCACCGCCACCGGTGTTAGCGGTTCCGTTCGTACCATCTGTGCTTCGTGTAGCTCCAGTGCCGCCACCACCGGTGCCTCCGCTGCCGCCGGTACTATCACCACTGCCTCCGCCACCTCCACCACGGGCAGTGCCGTCAAGTGTCAAACCATTTCCGCCAGAACCACCGGTGCCGCCGCCACCGTTACCTCCTGCGGTTCCAGCACCGCCACCGCCACCGCCGTCCCCTCCAGCAGTTGACCCGTCGCCGTCTCCACCATCAGTGCCCTGGCCGAGGATACCAGAAGAACCATCGGTGTTGACAGAAGCCGCACCACCGCCACCGGAACCCCCTAAACTGGCTGGCTCTGCCTCACCAGCACCAGCTGCACCACCCAAAGATAAAACAGAACCGAAAGTCGAAACCCCGCCCCGTGTTCCAGCCAGTGTTGGACTGGTTTGCGCTGGCCCACCCGCTCCGACTGTAAGAGTGTATGTTCCCGCGGCAAGTTCGCTTATGCTTTCAGCACTGCCACCGCCACCTGTTGACTCTCCAGGAAACGAGCAACGATAGCCGCCAGCACCTCCACCTCCACCGGCGCGAGCTCCACTGCTATTTTGTCCGATTCCGCCGCTACCACCCCCAGCGACGACAAGAAAAGGAACCAGCTGGCGGTTGTAAGACGCAGACATACTGGGGTAGCGTGTCTGTTCGGTCAGTGTAGACGTTGAGAGACTACGAATAGCCATAATCGCCCCCCTTAAGAAATCTCAGTGCCGAAAACGTTGAAACTCAACGCATCCGCAGTACCCGCAGCACAAGTAATCACATCAGTAGCAGCCATCGTCACACCAAGAGTCAAAGTCGTCGAATCATTCGCCGCAATCGGCACACCCTCAGCAAGATAATGTTTATTTGCCAAAGTTTCACCACCAGGACGCACGGCCATATTAAAAGTTGTCGCGCTAGAAGTAATGTTCGCAACAACAATCGTCGAAACAACAGCCTCAGTCGCAGACGGCACCGTATACACATCCGTATCCGAAGTAGTCGTCAAATGAGCCTGAGCCAAAACCTTATACGCCTCAGCCATCAGTTAACCTCCCATAAGTAAGAAATGTTTAGCAAAAGCACCGCCGCCACCACCAGCAGAAAAAGCAGTCCAAGCAGAACCACTCCAGTATTCTAACGAAGACGTCCCAGTAATAAACGTAAACTGCCCAGTCACAGGCGTACCAATCGCAGTCCCACGATCAGCCGTACCCGCAAACGTCGCAATCACCTGCTGCGCAAGCACCTGATTCACATCAGCAGCAGTCAAAATCTCATTGACTTCAAAAACCTTATAAGCCATTAACAGTCCTCACCAGCTAAGAGTGCCAACATCCAGTTTACCGAACACAGCGTCATCCAACACCAAAGGTTGATACCGCAACTCCGCCAAACCAAAAGTAACAGTATGAATCTCAGGAGTCACAATATGACTCATCCGAATAATCTCACCATACTGCGAAATAGGATCACCAATGTGATTCGGAGTAAACTCCACCAACACAACAGAACCAATATCCAACGCTAAGACCTGATCCTGTGTGACCGAATCAAGCTTATGCAAATAAACGTCAAAACCTTCAACGCGATACTCCGGCTGAGAATACAAACCCGCATAACCCAACGCAACATCAACAATCTGCTGATCCGTAGCAACCTGCGAATCCTCAATCGTCAAATCACTCACACCATAAGTGTCAACCGATACTTTGTCCTCAACAGTCACAGTGCCACCCGTATAGCGATTAATAACAATCCGGTTAAACAGCAACTCCGAACCATACAAAATCCGCAAATTATCAAAAGGCACATCAGTGGGACTAAACGTCACCAAACTTGCAAGACTTGGAGCAGTCTGCCTATTGCGGAAAACAACCTTCCCATCCTTCGACTGAAACAAACTACCCGGCTCAGACAAAGAAATGTTCTGCAAATACTCTAAAGCGCTTGTTTCCGGCTCAACAGCATAAGCACCCATCTGCTGACTATTCACATCAATATCGCGCAAACTATCCGGCCAGCGCACCTCCGACCTATCCAAAACAGTATTAATACGCTCACCCGCAGTCTCCTGCGACGGAGTGAACCCCTCCAACACACGTCGATTCAACCGCGCAATACCCTCCGTCGCTTTCAACGAAGCAGTCGAATCCCCATCATTCGTATAAGACAAATCCCAATCATCAACAAACCCAGTGAACTGAATCTCACCATTCACACTCACCCGCACCTCACGTTGCGGAACAATGTTCCCCGCAAAAGGAGACGCCGAATACAACGGGTCAAACGCACGATCATGATTGTTCAAATCAACATCAAGCTGCCCCGCAGGGAAAACAGCAAACGTGTCCTCACGGCCACGTCCAAAATCAATACTGCGCACCCGATCAGTCACATCATAAAACAACGTCCCACCAAGACGATACTCGGTATTATCCAACCGCCCCTGCACATCATCATCCAAACGGAAAAAAGGCGCAGAAGGCTGATCGGTTAAATCAAACCCAATCTCAACCTTCGGAACAGTCATCCCCATTAGGACACCCGCAAACTACGGCGATTCCAACTATCCGAATTGCGTGCCGTGTTCCTAAACGAATAATTCGACACAGTCTTCGCAATCGAAGCACCATCAGCACGAGACGAAGCATTAATAACAATCGGACCAGTGCCACCAGCACGAGCGCCACCAGCAGACGGAACCATTGCCATCTCACCCATAGCAACATTCACCCGAGGAGTCATCGTCTGCAAGCCATCCAAGAAGCCCTGACCGATGTCCTCACCATAACCCTTCATCACCTTAGAAGGAGAATCAATGTCAAAAACATCTTTAATCAGGTTCTTAAAGCCATTAAACGTATCGCCAGCCCAACGCTCAATCTCATTCCACTTAGAGATCAAACCATCCCACAAGCCGTCGAACATATCTTTACCGATTTGCAGCAACTCATCGGGAAGGTCCTCAAAAAAAGACTTAATCGTAGAATCCTCATTCGAGAAAGTTTCCTCAAACCACAACTGAATCTCAGCAAATTTTTCAAGAACACCGTCATAGAAATTGGTGAAGATATTGGTCGCCCAACCAAAGAACTTTTCGCTGAGACTGTCAAAATCAATACCAAGCTCTTCCATCCAGGTATTCAAATCAGCAAGTGTCGTTTCCCAAGTTTCAGCAAGCTTCTGACGAATTTCATCGCCAGACATGCCCAGAATGTCCACAACCTCATAAAACGTAGTATTGAACTTTTCTCTAATGGGAGTCAGATTTTCATCAAGCCAACCATTAAACCGAGTGAAGGCCTCATTAAACTTTTCAAATCCCTCGTTGAAAGCAACCGATCCTTCAAAAAGCAGTTGAGGCAGGGTGTTTAAGAAGAAATTGTTGAAACCTTCGCGCAGGTTTGCAAAACCAGTGGTAATTTGTTCGCGTGCGCCAGGGAACAAAATGTCGAAGAACCGAGTGAACTCAGCACCAAAGACATTCATATTGGCAAGCACACGATCAAACTGTGCCTTAAACTTCCCAGCAAAAGTAGGCGGCTCAATGTCAAACTGTTGCGGCCCAAACTCAGCGGCCTCCAAAGCAGCTCGGACTTCCTGAGCCTCACGAACAAGCTGAGTCAAATCAGGACCAGTAACAGCAGCAGAAACAGCAGCCTCAGCACCGCTAGCGCCACCGCCGCCAGCACCAGCAGGCAATGCAGGAACCGCACCAAAGTTAATCGGAATCTCAATCGGTTCCGGCTGAGCCTGCTCAATCGCTAGATTAATACCCTCAGAAAGAACATCCTCAAACGTCTGAGTAAAGTTTTCCGCTACAAGAGTCGCCTGCGCTTCCAAAGAAGCAGCCTGAGCATCAAGACCCTGCACAATGCCATCGACAAAGTTTTCACCCTGTCCATACATGACCTCAGCAGTCTCATTGCCAAGCTCCTCACCAAGAGAATTCAACTCATCAAAGAGCGAGTTAATCTCCGAAACAGTTGACGAGCCACCCTCAAGAAGCGCCTGAGCCGTCTCACCGCCAGCTTCAACACCAGCCTCAACAAGCTCATTAAACAACTGCGGATCAAGACCAAGCTCCCGCAAAGCCTTCATATCCCGCACAAACTTACGAGTACGGTCAACAATGCCGCGATAACCAGCGACAAGCTCAGCCGACTTCGACTTCACCTCTTCAATCGGCTCAACAACAGCCGACGTCAAAATTACCTCAAACTCACGAAGGCCATTCGCCTCCTGAATTGTGTCCTTAACAACCTTGACCATGTCAACCTGTTGCGTCTCACGTTGCACATCCTGCAACACCTGCACCAGGCGACCACCAGCAACAACCGAATCAGAAACCGACTCAATAAGACGCTGAGCAGCATCACGACGAGCAATCAGCTCATCACGTTGACGTTCAATCTCACGAAGAACAGAAAACTCTTTCCGTGCATACTCCTGAAGTTGCCGCAAAGACTGCTCAAGAATGTAGCCATTATCAAAAGCATCTTCAAGCTTCTCTTCAATACCCTCAAGCTGAGTGACAGCAGCCCGCTCAAACCGGCCAAGCTCCTGCTCAACACTCGAAAGAATCTGGAAGCCATTAACAAAATCAATCAGGCCATTTTTAGCCTCAAGAGCAGCATCGCGGAACTGCTCAAACACGCGCATTTGCTCTTCAAACTCTTGCATCGCCGCGTCGATACCAGCAGGCGTCGTCGCAAAGAGCGCCTGCACCTCACGGATAGACTCAGCACCCCGAGCAGTAACACTCTGGAATACTCGGAACCAGTCTTCACCAGAACCAAGAACCGAATTGATAAGACCTTCAGAAGCCCCAAGCTCCTGCAATTCGAGCTTCGCACGTTGTTTAGCGGACTCATCAGACAACGTCCGATAGAAATCACCAACAGCATCCTTAGCCGCTGCAGCACCACCAGCAGCCTCCTCAAAACCATCACCAAGGTTTTGAGCAACAGAGGTGGCACCAGCCATCTCATCCATAAGCGCTTCAAGATCAATCTGCTCAACCGCAGCAAGTTCTTCAGGGAACTCAGTAGCAGCGTCAGTCGCCTCCATAAGACGCGCAGCGACCTCACCAATACCGATTGCAATCAAACCGAATCCGGTAGAAGCAATGGCAATCTTCAGGCGACGCAAAGCAACAGCGGTGAAACCGAGTGTGATGTTAAATGTCTTCAAAACACTTGTCGCACCTGCAATGACCGCGACAAGAATCCCGAACAAGCGCGTGCCAACAACAACCGCACCAAACGCAATCGCAAGATTCTTATATGTGTCAATATGCGTAACAATGTTTTCAGTAGCGCGGAAAATCACCTCCGCCAAGCCACTAAAAATCTCAAACAAACCAAAGACAACACCAACAAGCCTGTCCTTGTTAGCCGTCAACGTCTCAACAACGAGAGCCAACCGGCCAAACAGCTCAACCAGCACCGGAGTCAAAGACTCCACAACCGGAATCATCGCAAAAGTAAGCTTCTCCAACGACGGAGTAAGAGCCAACCCAACCGTAGACTGCACATTCCTAAACGCAGCGGCCAACTGCTGTTGACGCACAAACAACGTCTCAGACTGACGCGCATAAGCACCCTCAGCATCAGTCGCACGCTGGAACAACAACTCCAACCGAATCTGCTGATCCGCAAAAATCTCAGCCCGACCAGTCAGCTTCTCCAAGCCGCGCTCAAGCTTCACACCCTCAATCTCGTTCTGCTTCATGGCGACACCGAACTTCTCAATCGGGTCATACTCACCACGGAACAGAGCCGTCATAGCAAGCAAAGCTTCTTGCACGTCATACTGATACGTAATAGCCAAGTCATTAGCAAGACGGACAAGACGCTGCGTCAACTCAGCAGTCTCCTCCATCGCAAAACCAGACTGCTTCAGCACAGAACCAAGGAACGTCGAAGCCTTAGCAGCCTCGGTCATGCTCAAACCAATTTCAGAAGCACCCCTGGAAAACTCAAGCATCTCATCAGCCTGATCACCAAAGATTGTCCCCAAAGCAGCCAAACCACGCTCAAGACTCTGAGCCTCAGTAATCGACCGCTTCGCAAAATCACCCAACGCAGCAGCGCCACGGAACGCTACAAACGCAGCACTGGCCTTGATCGCAGTGCCAGTAAGACTCTGAATGTTCTTACCAAGCCGCTGAACGTCCTTAACAGCCTCGTCAGCACCCTTACCTTCGAGGCCAAGGAAGATATTGACCTTAAGTTTGCGGCTATTAGCCATTAATCTTCCTCTCAATCAGCCGAGTAGCATCAGCGATAACCTCATCGACAGCCTCAGCAGTCTGATTCATAGAACCCTCAACAGCAGGATAAACAAAACGCGAAGGCGACTCACCAAGCGCATTAATCATCGCGTAACCCTGCCCTTTGACAGTGTGACGACGTTGACCAGGACGTGTATTCTCCGTCGTGCCTTTAGCAAGCGGATACACATACCATTCCGTCTTGCGGCCCTCAATGCTCGACCGCATCCGCCCACGACCAGCCATGTCAGCAATAATCGTCGCAGGAGACGGCACCTGCAACTGAATAATGCCAGCATCCTTACCACCAAAACCCACAGCCCTCTTAGGCGACCGAGTCTTAATTGTCACAGTGCGAGCATTAACGCGGTTATTCCACGTCTTACCCTTCGGAGACAACCGACGACGCATCCCACTCAACGGAGGCTGACTAGGAATCGCAGACCGAATCGCCTTCCGCGGAACCTCAGCAATCTCCTTGAGATCAGCACGCAACTCCTTCACAAGAGTCGGCTCAATCTTATTCAACTCACGAATCAGCGCCTTATAGTCGCTAATAACGATAGTCGCCTGATTTGTAAGAGCCACAGAACACCGCCAATCCACTATCTATTGTACTAATAAGAAAACCGCCCCCGAAGGGGCGGCTTCCTATTTCTGCGGCAAGCTCTTCGCCACCAACCATCTATGCATGGTCCACAACATCCGATCATCAAGAGCCATAAGCTCCCGAGGACTTATACCCGTCTCTACGGCAAGGCCAGCCAAAAACCAATGTGCTGACGACTCACCGAGACCCTCTATTTTGGGTCGGACTCAGAATCCCCCACAGCTTCCACGCTCTCCAACCACTTCTCGTAGTCGTCAGTCGTGTTACCAGTGCGGTGCTCAGAGTGCCAAGCCAGGTAGAGAAGCCATCCGATGCGAGCATCGTTGCCAAGTTGCACAATGCTCACACCGAACTTGTCCTCAAACGCCACCAAGTCGGCAGCGTTGCAAGTCACATCGCGCTCAGTTCCGTCGCTGTACTCAAGATGTAGTTTAATTCTCATGAGGCACAGCCTACACTAATTAAGCGGTTGCGTAGGAAATTTCGCCAGTGGTCGGAAACGTCACGCTGAACGTAGCGAGATCGCCCACTGCACCGGCCACGGGGGTGAAGGATGAAATCATCACCGGGGCAGTCCACGTCGGATTTTCGCTCGAAACAGCAGTTCCAGTCGGGTTGATGGTCACAGTACCGATGGTTCCAACCAGGTCCGACAGAAGGTTCGAGATGCCACCCGCACCAAAGTCGTTGTGGAAGTCAAGGGTAACCTGACCGGACTTGAGACCGCCGATGATCTCAGTGAATCCCCCGGAACCAAAGTCAGTGGTGTCCACCTCAGCGGCGTTAATCACCAGTTCGGCACGGGCAGTGTTGCCGGAAATGTCGTCCCCGTTCAAGGTCACGTAAGTCCCGGTGACTACGTATTTCGCCAATTTACTTCTCCTTATGCATAGACGGCCACAGAAAACTCCACAGCCATATATTCTTGGTCACTAACTATTGTAGAGCCTAAACTTGTCATGTCCGTCAGTCTTAACGTCTGAACCAACCCGTTAAGGCTCCTATCCGATTCTACCGCGCTCTTGATACTGCGTTCACCGTCTGGCGAAATATACTGATTCAGTTTCCGCTGCGCAGTGCGGTCATCCGCACGCGAAACAATCACCATCACCTTAAAAACCAGTGTTGTTAGGCCACCACGGAAAGCGTCATCATATTCAACAGTTTCCAAGAACACGACAGCAATCGGAGGATTAGGATTATCAGGCACATTTGCAGAAGTGCGCAACCCCGTAATCGTACCGAGGTTTGTTGCTAAACCATCACGAATAGCCTGAATATCTAAAGGCATCAGACCATCCGTATCTTTTTGTACGGCTCCAGGAGTACATAAATGTCCGGGTCCACGTTCGACAAACGCACGACACCCATCGCATCAAACCCAGCAACACCCATCGGGCTATCCGAACGCTTAAAGTAACGCGATGCCTGCAAGATAGTTGCCTGTTCGATAGCCTTCGGCACAGCAGGCCACCCAAACACTCCTGTGACCTGCACAGTGGCCTCAGAACCCACCGTCGGGAACAAATAATCACCCACAGCCCTAATGCCCGTGTACGGCCAATCTGTGCCGTTTAGAGTGCCATTCAAGGGTTCAAGCTGACGATCCTTGACGCCCCACGTTACGTCAAACTCCTGATCGGCATCATCTGCAGTCTTCAACGTCGTCAAACTGTACAAGTCATCAATCGGACAGAAGAAAGAATCATCGGGCACAAACACTCGCGTCTCCTCAGACTGACTGAATGTGCGCTCAGTCATATTGTCAATCGCCCGAGACGCAGACTCAATACACAGTTCAATAAGAGAATCATCAACCGTGTCAGTGATACTCAGATTGCGCTTCACGTCGCTTAAGGTCGCATAATTAGCCACAGAAAACCTCCACCCCTAGTTTATCGTGGCTTGTCCCACGAAGCCTCTCTACGACGGTGCAGAC